ACAGCCTCGTTTCTCACCCTGAACCGCAGAGCGTTCTGCTTCAACGAGCAAGGTACAGGCAAGACCGCGTCAGCTATCTGGGCCGCGGACTTCTTGATGCGGCAAGGTAAGGTACGCCGGGCGTTGGTGATCTGCCCTCTGTCCATCATGGATGCGGCGTGGCGTGCTGACTTGTTTGATGTAGCGATGCACCGCACGGTGGACGTGGCGCACGGCGCTGCTGATAAGCGCAAGAAGATTATCGCCGGTGGCGCTGACTTTGTAGTGATTAACTACGACGGTGTGGAGATCGTAGAGGAAGATATACGCAACGGTGGGTTCGACCTTATCATAGTCGACGAAGCTACAGCCTATAAGAACGCACAGAGTAAGCGTTGGAAGTGCCTAAACCGGATGATAGGTGAGGATACATGGCTCTGGATGATGACAGGGACACCCGCTGCACAGTCACCACTAGACGCATATGGTATCGCCAAGTTGGTCAACCCTACTGGGGTGCCAAGATTCTTTGGCTCGTTCCGCGACCAAGTCATGTACAAATACACGCAGTTCAAATGGTTACCCAAAGAAAACGCCACGCAGACCGTATACGCCGCACTACAACCTGCCATCAGGTATACTAAAGAAGAGTGCCTCGACCTGCCAGAGATGACATACGTTAAGCGTGCTGTGGAGCTAACACGTCAACAGAAGAAGTATTACACTGAGCTGAAGAACCGCCTTGTCATGGAAGCCGCCGGTGAAGAGGTAACCGCTTCCAACGCAGCCATTGCTATGAACAAGCTACTGCAGATCAGTGCCGGTGCAGTCTATACGGATGATGGAAGCACATTAGAGTTCGACATCAAGAACAGATACAACGTGTTGCGTGAAACTATTGACGAGAGCAGCCAGAAAGTTCTGGTGTTTGTCCCGTTCAAACACACCATCGACATCCTTGTACAGAAGCTACGAAAAGATAAATACACTGTGGAAGTGATTCGCGGAGATGTACCTGCATCGAAGCGCACGGAGATATTCAAACGGTTCCAAGAACAGCCTGACCCCAAGATATTGGTGATCCAACCTCAATCAGCAGCACATGGTGTGACTTTAACCGCGGCGAACACTGTTGTATGGTGGGGGCCTACTTCCTCACTCGAGACATATGCGCAAGCAAACGCACGGGTGCACCGGTCAGGACAACGGCATCCATGTACTGTGGTTCAGTTACAAGGTTCTGCTGTAGAAAAACACGTGTACTCATTGCTTAACAACAGAATTAACGTACACTCACAAATTATCGACTTATACAAACAAATACTTGACTAGCCCACTGGTTGGTAGTAGATGTTAGGTCTAACTAAAGGAGAACGTCATGAGCAATGATAACATTCCTGTTGAGAAACTGACGCGTACGTACATTAGAATACGAGATAAGCGCGCGAAGATTTCAGCTGCGTTTAAAGAAGAAGACGATACGTTGAAGGCTCAACAAGATAAAGTGAAGCGCGCCTTGCTTGACTACTGCAAGGATCAAAACGTCGAAAGTGTTCGCACAGGAGAAGGCCTGTTCTACCGTACAGTGAAGAAGCGGTATTGGACGAGCGATTGGGAGTCGATGCACAAGTTCATCCTCGACCATGAAGTGCCTGAGTTCTTGGACAAGCGCCTCAATCAAGCCAACCTAAAACAGTTTCTCGAGGAGAACCCCGACATGCTACCTCCGGGACTCAATGTAGATTCTGAATATGCAATCTCAGTGAGGAAAAAATGACTAAAGACAAAAGTCCGTTTGTGACTATCGAAAATCTGGCGCAGTACTTTCACGTGTCAGTATCGACCATCCGTTCATGGGTTCGGCAGGGGCACATCCCCGAAACAACTTATATCGGACTTGGGAATACTTACCGCTTCAATCGTGATGCTGTAGCCGCTGCGCTTACTGGTATGGAGAGAGTCGGTGAGGGAGAAGAACACGACGTAGAAGCCGTGTCAGCCACAGGGGCCGTAGGTTCAGTGGTAGTAACACCAAACAATTCAGAAGAAGATCAGCTCGAGTTTAGTTTCGATGCTGACGAAGATGTGTAAGGAGAACACACAATGAGTGAACTAGACCTATTTAAAGGCAACAGCCTTGTGAACAGTGACCTGTTCAAATCACTGCAATCAACTGCTGATAACTTGGCAGGGGGTGCAGGGGGTGGCGGTATGCGCCGGATCAGCTTCCGTGGTGGACGCTTCCGTGAGCTAGTTGGTGGCGAGCAAGTTAACGTCAACAGCAGCGGCTCTTTGAACGTCGTTATCTTGGATGCGGCTAAGATTTCGCGGTCATACTATGCGGGAACGTACGACCCTGAGAACCCATCGGGCCCGACATGCTGGTCCGCTGATACACAGACACCATCGCCAGACGTACCACAAGAACAGCGTCAAGCGTCACGTTGTGCTGACTGCCCCATGAACGTACGTGGCTCAGGCCAAGGCGAAACACGGGCCTGTCGTTTTGCACAGCGTGTCGCTGTCGCGCTAGAGGGTAGCTACGATAAAGTATACCAAGCGCAGCTGTCAGCTACATCGGTGTTCGGTAAAGCTGTAGACGGTAAGATGCCAATGCAGGCGTACGCCAACTACTTGAACGCGCACAAAGCACCGCCCTCTGCTGTGGTGACTGAGATGTACTTCGATGAGAACAGTGATGTCCCAAAACTATTCTTCAAGGCAGCGCGCCCGTTGTCCGAGGATGAACTGAAAGAAGTTATCGAACTGCGCGAGCACCCTGATGTGCAAAAAGCCATCACCATGTCTGTAGCTCAGAGCGACAAGGTGGCAGGGCAAGCTGCACCCAAAAAATCCAACAACGTGTTGGAGAAGAAAGCAGCCGCGCCTGTAGAAGGCAATACCCCTGTAGAAGAACCCAAGAAGGTCAGCAAAAAAGAAGAGGTAAAAGCCTCAGATAATGACCTCGGTGATCTCGTTGATGCGTGGGACGACGACGAGTAATCAATGGACGCCGTGGCTGTAACAGGCCACGGCACTTTTTTCATGGGCAAGAGCAATGCAAATAAAAAGATTTCTACGGAGCGTAGTCGCCCATGAGGGTTGGTACTGCGTGTTCGCCGCTAACAGAGCGGGACAACGTAAACAAAAGTTCTATGAGACCATAGACCATGTGATGGATGCGGCGCGTGACTTCGACGCCAACGGCTATGATGCGTACTACGCACTGGCCACTTTCGGCGAAGCTGGCTCTCGCAAGAAAGAAGACGCACTCAAGATGCGTTCTTTCTTCATGGACTTGGACTGTGGGCCAAGCAAAGAGTTTCCTACTCAACTAGATGCTATAAAAGCCCTACGGAAGTTCTGTAAGCAGATGAAACTGCCACGACCTATAACGGTCAACTCAGGCCGCGGGGTACACGTGTACTGGCCCTTGTCTGAAGACGTTACGGTAAGTGAGTGGGAGCCTGTAGCAGAGCGGCTAAAAGCCCTGTGCGCCAAACATAATTTTGATGCCGATCCTGCTGTAACGGCGGACATAGCGCGCATTCTACGTGTACCTGAGACACACAACTACAAGAGCGACCCCCCTGCACCAGTGGAAATATTTGGGCTGACAGAAGTGCAGCCGATAGACTTTGACACGTTTTCAGAATTACTTGGCGCTGATCCGATACCAGTTCCCAAGAAGTTTACACCTATGAGTGGAAGCCACTCTGTGCTGGACGCCCTGATGGGGAACCGTGAGAACTATTTCAAAGACATCATGGTGAAGACAGGTAAGGGCAAAGGCTGTGCGCAGCTGGCCTACATCTACAAAAACCAATCCACAATGTCGGAACCAATGTGGCGTGCAGGGCTTTCGATTGCAAAGCATTGTACAGATGCTGACAAGGCGGCGCTGCGTATATCTGAGGGGCACCCTGACTTCTCTCCTGATGAGATGTACAACAAGATGGACCGCATTAAAGGGCCGTACCTGTGTAGTACGTTCGACGAATACAACCCTGATGTCTGCACAAATTGCCCCCTGTGGGGTAAGATAAAGTCTCCTATCTCGTTGGGGTCACGTACGCGGGAAGCTACAGAAGAGGACAATATAATCGAATTGTCGCCTGTGACTGATACCGAAGAGCCAGAGACATACATCATACCTACGTACCCTAAGCCCTTCTTTCGCGGTGCAAATGGCGGTGTCTACATACGCACCGAAAACGCAGACGGCGATACCGAAGACAAATGTATATACCACAACGACCTGTATATCGTCCGTCGTGTGACCGATGGTGACCAAGATATGTTAGTATTCCGCTTGCACCTACCCAAGGACGGTGTGCGGGAGTTCACTGTTCCACAGATCGCGGTCACGTCGAAGGATGAATTTAGAAAAGCTATCGGGTCCAAAGGTGTTACAGCATGGGGTTCAAACTTGGAGGCGTTGATGTCTTACAGTATTAGATGGATTGAGGAGCTGCAACATGAGGGTGCCGCAGAAGTAGCACACGTGCAGTTCGGGTGGTCTGATGACGAAGGAAGTTCATTTATTCTCGGGGACCGTGAGATATTTCCTGACCGTATCGACTTTAACCCTGCGTCTACCGCCACCGCGTTCGCCTTCCCATTCTTCACGCCGAAAGGTTCGTTAGAGGGGTGGAAAGAGAACGCCAACTTCTTCAACAAACGTGGCATGGAGTTGTATCAACTCGTGGTCTGCGCCGGATTCGGCAGTGTACTGATGCGCACGTCTCACCTGTATGGCTGCTTGCTGCACCTGCACAGTAAGGACTCAGGGCTTGGCAAAACGACCGCAATGAACATGGCACTGACTCCGTGGGGCAACCCAGAAGACCTTGTTTTGAAAGAGCGGGACTCGCTTAACTCACGCATGAACCGTGCTGAAGTGTACAAAAACCTGCCGTTTCCTACAGACGAGATCACCAACACCGCGCCCAAGCTGGCGTCTGACACTGCATACGGCATCACTGAAGGTTCTCAACGCAACCGGATGTCCGGCGGTGCTAACGTGGAGCGTGCACGTGGTGGAACATGGCGTTTCTTGGCTATCTCTACAGGGCAGATGAGTCTGATTGAAAAGATTTCGCTGTACAAAAATGCGCCGAAAGGGGAGGCCCTACGGGTGCTCGAGGCACGGGTGGATAAGTTCTTCAGCAGTACCGGCGACAAGGCCATGACTGACGAGTTCTCTAACCGCGCCAAGAAACACTACGGACAAGCCGGTGTTGTGTTCGTGCAGTACTACATGAACAACAAGGAAGCTGTGGCACAGATCGAAGCCAAGGTACGCAAGCGTGTAGACGAAGCGTGTAACATGCAGTCGTCAGAGCGTTTCTGGTCAGAATACATCACGAAGGCACTGACCGCAGGTATCGTAGCCAACAAGATCGGACTACTTACCTACGACATGGCAGAGGTGTTTAAGTTCGCAGTACAACTTGTCAAACACAATCAGATGGTGGTGCAGGACATGAGCGCATCGTCCAGTCAAACACTCGCGGACTTCTTTGCGGAGCATAACGGCAACATCCTGTCTATCAAGAGCACGAGCGATCTACGTGGTACGACGCAGGATGGCATAGAGTCTCTGGTAATCCCCGAGATGAACCCACGCACGAAGCTGGTGGCACGGTACGAGACCGACACAAAGAAGGCGTTTATCTTAGTCAAACCGTTCAAACGTTGGTGCATAGAGCAGCAAATAGACTACACAGCTTGCGTGTCTGACTTGATTAAAGAGAAAGGCGCCGTAAAGCGAAAGATGCGCATAACGAAGGGTACCAACCTGAACCTACCCGCTGCAGATGTTATTGAGGTTAACTTTGAACTAGAACATGGGGGCAGTGATGAAGGCAATACCGAAGACTGATGACTTACACCCCGACGGAGTGCGTATTGTAATTTCGTGGGACAAGATGCAGGTGGGAGCGTCGGTATTTGTGCCCTGTATAAACACCGAAGAGGCTAAGAAACAGATAGCTAAAATAGCTAAAAATAAGGGTTGGAAAGTGCAGAATCACATCCGAATAGAGGATGAAAAATTTGGGGTTCGCATATGGAGAGTTTTGTGATAACCTGTACTCACGACATAGTGTTTGGATGTTCCTCGATTATGTTCTCCTCCCAGACTAAACCCCCGCCCAGTGCGGGGGTTTTTTGTTAAAAGAGCTGGAACCCCTGATCCCATTCCTTCCTGCTTTCGTCTAGCACCCTACGCATATTGGGGCTGAGTGTTACGCCATTGTACATCGTGGCAGACGTTTCCATGTGTTGGCGCATTGAGCGGCGTAGCGAGTCCCCGTCGATCCGTGCGGTACGGTGGCGGTTGTTGAACGCACGGATTTTCTTCATGAGGTTATTGCGCTCATCTGAATCACCCATGCGAGTAGCTATGTAGTATTGGCGCAAGAGTCTGGTACGCTTCGCGTTTACCGCACGGTCAATACCCTTGGTCTGCTGGTTCATCTCCTGCGTGCGGGTATACTCCGCAG